CATTACACAACTACTTGTGCATTCCTTGGCGACACTAACCGCCTAGCATTCTGTAATGCTGGCAATGGAGCAGATGGCGCTATCTATATTGAATCTGCCACTGAACTAATTGCAGAAGGATATCTACAGACAGGTTATATCCGCTATAACACTCTTGAAAGCAAAATCTTTAAACTAATCCAGGCACGTATTGATACTGTTAACGGTGCATTTGATATAAGTTCTATTACCGAAGATGGAACTGAAATTGATATCGGTTCATTTGCACAAGGTGAGACTGTCCCTGAGATTAATATTAACTATCCAATTGGTGCTCATCAATACCTTGGCTTTAAGTTCACTATGAACCGCTCTAGTTCTAACTCAGCGTTAGGACCGCTATTTACTGGATACCAGATCAAGGCTCTGCCTGCTATCCCACGTCAGCGTTTAATCCAATACCCATTGTTCTGTTACGACCACGAGATGGATAAGTTCGGCAACGAAGTAGGCTACGAAGGTTCTGCCTATGCCCGTATGTCACAGCTAGAGACTGTAGAGAATGTCGGCGATACCATCAAAGTCGAAGACTTCAGAACAGGTGAGTCTTATATCGGACTCATCGAAGAAATGGATTTCATTAACAAGACCCCTTCAGACAAGCGCTTCTCCGGCTACGGAGGAATGCTCCTAGTAACAATCAGATCGGTATAAAATGACACCTGCTAACTGGGCCTCACTTATCGTAGCCATCATTGCACTAGTAACAGCATTTGCTGGAGCTGTTCGCTGGATGGTTAAGCATTACCTATATGAACTTCGCCCGAACGGAGGCCAAAGCCTCAAGGATCAGGTCAATAGGCTTGAACAACGCCTTAATGAAGTTATAGATATGTTGATTGATGGTCGCAGATGACCCAGGTAGAAACATTCCTAGAGATAGCAGAAGCAGAAGTTGGCACCGTTGAAGGTGCCGGTAACAAAGTTAAATATAACAAGAACAACGGACAACCTTGGTGTGGTTACTTCGTAAACTGGTGTGCTACAAAAGCCAAAGTAAAGATTCCTAACTGCGTATACACACCTGCTGGTAAGGCAGGCTTTCAAGGTCTAGGCACTTGGTTTAATATTGCAACAGAAAAACCACAACCTGGAGATATAGTTTTCTTCGACTTCCCTGGAGGCGAGAAGGTAGACCACGTCGGTATTATCCTGAAAGATAATGGCGATGGAACAGTTACCACTATCGAAGGCAATACCAGTCCAGAGAAGAAACCTACTGGCTCACAAGCCAATGGTGGAGAAGTTGCCCTACGCATCCGTGCGTATAAGGCAAACAATAAGCGCAAGCTCGGTGTTTACATCGTCGGGTTTGGCAGACCGAAATGGAGTAAGAAATGAATAAAGCAATCATCAAGTCAGTAGTAGGAACATACCTACGTGCAGGCATCGCTGCTGTATTGGCTCTATATCTAGCTGGCGAAACCGATCCTAAGAAACTGTTAACAGCACTCGTCGCTGCAGTTGCAGGACCGCTTCTCAAGGCGCTTGATCCTAAGCAGACCGAATACGGAGTTGGTTCTAAGAAAGAGTAATACTGTATTTCTGCGAGGCAATGGCCCACCCTTCGGGGTGGGCTTCTTTTTTTGTGCCATTTTATTCTTTATCTACTGGACACGGAACGATTACTAAGTTGCCACAGTTGACGCAGGTAGCGTCAAGGTGATACCAGACCAGTTCGTAATCTTCAAAGGAAGCCATAACGCTAAAGACTTGTGAACCACAAGGACAAGCGTGGATCGGTCCCAAGGACCTCAAGTCCGTGCCAAATTTATCAGGCAGATGTCTCTTATTTTTAAACAGGGTGGGTAGACGGAGCGTAAGGGTAACCTGTCGGTTACCCCGTTTGCGGCCCTCCAGGGGCCGCCTAAACCCTTTAAACTCGCTCACGCTCGTAGTATACACAAACTCCAGTAAATCAACGCCTAGTAACCAATCTTGGCGTGTCGTGATATGATTCACGCCCAAGGAAAGAAGGTGTCCCATTACAACGGTTGTTGGAATAGAAGGGATTGATTACGCAGTTCTAGTAGCTGATAGTCAGATCACTGAATCTAATCTGGTAACTCTTGCACTTAGCACACCGAAGATAGTAGAGATAGGTAAGTTCCTACTTGCTATATCCGGTGACACTAGGCCAGGAGATATACTCGCTTACAACTGGAAGCCACCTGCTTATCGTGGGGAGAATCCAGTAAGTTTTATGGGGAAGAAAGTTATCCCTAGTATCATCAAGGCTTTTAATGAAAACAACTACGACTTCAATAAGGTGGATCCAGATGGTGGTTTCGATTATTTACTTAGCTTTAACGGCAATATCTTTCGGGTTGCTTGTGACCTCTCTTTTTTCCAAAGTGATGTCGGAAGTTACGCTATCGGTAGTGGCGGTCAGTTTGCTCTTGGGTATCTTTATTCAGACATCCAGGCTAACTTAGAGTTAGCAGACGCAAAGCGACTCGCCCGAAAAGCCGTTGAGATTGCGTCGGTCCTTGACGTGAATACTGGCAAGCCTTTACAGTTGGTAGTCCAGGAGAGGACAATATTTTGACAGATGCAAAAGAGTTATTAATAAATGTTCTACGTGCAAAAGATGCAAGTAGATCACGTTCAGTTCAGACACAGGTGGGACCGTCAGAACTTGGCGGTTGCCGTCGTAAGGTTTGGTATCGGTTGAATGCACAACCAGAAACTAACAACAACGAATTAAAACTTGCAGCAATTATGGGGACTGCTATCCACGCAGCCATTGAAGAAGCTATCGGTGCTATTGACCCAAAGGGTGAGAAGTATATAGTCGAAGCTGAAGTTCAACACGGTGATATAAAAGCACACGTTGACTTATTCATACCAGAATCTGGTGATGTAATTGACTGGAAGACTAGCAAGATAAAGAACCTAAGTTACTTCCCATCAACGCAACAGCGTTGGCAGGTGCAGGTCTATGGCTATCTATTATCTAAGAATGGCTATGAAGTTAAGAACGTTAACCTTGTAGCAATTGCACGTGATGGTGATGAACGTGATATCAAGTGGCACTCAGAACCTTACGATGAAGCAATGGCACTTGAAGCATTAGGTTGGTTAGCAGCAGTAAAAGAATCTGCTACACCACCTGATCCTGAGAAGGATGAAAGTTACTGTAAGTTCTATTGCAAATACTATGACGCATCTGGTGAGATGGGATGCGTTGGTCTAAAAAAAGAACGTATCGAAGTCAGTGAGGTAGTAATACCGGACCCTGATATTGACAAGAACGCATTGTTATATTTACAGTATGACGCACAGATTAAAGAACTAGAAAAACAAAAGGATTCCTTGAAGGCCAGCTTCGAGGGAGTAATAGGTAGCACTCTTAGTGGAGTGCAAATCAGTTGGACAACAGTTGCTGGCAGGTCTACTGTTGATGACAAGGAAGTTGAGAAACTTCTAGGTTTTGTTCCTAAGAAATCAGGACCAGAATCAAATCGCTTATCTATCAAACAAAGTGGAGGAAAGTAAATGGCTGCACCCGATTCAACAAAGTTACAGGCTAACTTTAAGTTAGCTGATGGAACTCTTATCAATGTATACGCAACATCACAAGCAGAACTTGAAGCACAACTAACAACACTTCAAGATGTAACTGAACTTATTAAGTCAACATCATCAGCACTAGGTAGCGGTGGTAATGCCGCATATGCAGCAAAAGCATTTAACGCTACACCGGTAGTTGATACACCACCTTTTAACCCTGCTCCTGCTTCGACAGGAGCCGACCCACAATGTAAGCACGGAACAATGACACTACGCTCAGGAGTTAATGCTTCTGGTAAAGCCTGGAAGGGCTGGATGTGTGCATCACCGAAAGGCACACCTAACCAGTGTGATGCGGTGTGGGTTCGATAGATAATGCGAGAGCCTCACGAGTTCGAGGCTCCATTATGTGCAGAGGTTGGTGGCGATCACTGGTTTCCTGAAAAGGAAGTTGATTTTCAGTCACAGGTGAATATTAAATATGCAAAATCAATCTGCTACCAATGTTCCCACCAAATTGAATGCGCTGAATGGGGCATCAGGAATGAATATTATGGGATCTGGGGCGGCTTAACTGTTAGAGCCAGACAAGCTGTAAGAAGACAACGAAATATAACAATAAGAGGAGAAGACGTTGCTTGATTTATCCAGAGCTTGGAGTGGTGTGCTTACCAAAGCAACACCGCTACCTGATGTCTGGAGTGCGTTAGCATATAAACAAATTAAGTTTCGACGTGGGCAAGTATGTATGGTTGCGGCAGCACCTAATGCTGGTAAGTCAATGTTTGCATTGATATATGCAATCAAAGCAGATGTGCCTACGTTATTCTTCTCTGCTGATACTGATACAACTACGGTTATGATGAGGGCTGCAGCGCACTTGTCAGGACATTCTCAGGTATTAGTTGAAAGCAACTTGGCTAGCGACACTCATTATTACAATCATCACTTACCTAAGTTGGGTAACATTAAGTGGGTCTTTGATTCATCACCTTCAATAGATGACCTTGAACTTGAGATTCGGGCTTATGTTGAACTATATGGCGTAGCACCAGAGTTGATAATCATTGATAACTTAATGAACGTGGTATCTGAAACGGATAATGAGTGGGCTGGTCTTCGTGCAATTATGATGGAGCTACACGATATGGCTCGCAAGACTGAAGCGTGTGTTCTAGTATTGCACCACGTATCAGAACAAAGTGAGTATGGTTCTACTCATAACCCACCAGCACGTCGTGCTATTCACGGCAAGGTGAGTCAACTGCCGGCGCTGATACTTACCCTTGGATACAATCCAGCCGATCATATTTTAAAGGTTGCTGCGGTTAAGAATAGATTTGGACCGCACACTGCTGATGGAACAGATCACGCAGCACTCTTTACTAACTATGCTGCTTGTCAGATAAATGACGCTGACGCTTATGGTAGGTCAGTTCGTAACCAGGCTATCTTTGGAGCGCAAAATGTTTGAGTGGATTGAACGCAGTATCAGAGATAAAATTATCAAAGAGATAGAAAGTTGCATTGACTATCCAGAAGATGATTATGAGCGTGGCCTTAACAGAGGTATGTCCATAGCTATTAATATTATTAGGAGTAAGAAGAAGTGATACTTTTCTGCAAACTGATTGGGCATAAGGTTGAAAAGAAATTTATCAATCAACAAGATTGTCTAGTCAGTAAATGCAATTATTGCTTACGCCAATATTTAAAGAAGGAGTTAGTGTGAACACAGAGATCCAGTATCTAAAGAAGCGTATAGTCAAGCTGGAGATGGACTTTGCGGGCTTCGCCTCGCTCCTGATACAAGCAGGAATAGTAGAAGTTATTGACGAAGATGGTCAACAAGTCTTTAAAGTCAACAAGGTAAAACTTGATGGCAAGTAAATACAATCGAGTCAAAGGTAGCATCTTTGAAACAGATGTTATGAAGTGGCTCCGCAAAGCAGGTGTCCTAGCTGAACGCTTAACAAAAGCGGGTAGCAAGGATGAAGGCGATATGGTTGTTGTCATTGCTGGCAAGAGCTATATCTTAGAACTCAAGAACAGGGCAACATAGATGTTGGAGCAGGTGGTGGAACTTACTCTAAGTTACTTCGTCCATTTATCGGGGCGCACTATACAGCGATAGAGGTCTATCAAAAGAATATAGATCAATACAAGTTGCACGAATTGTATGATGATGTTCAACTTGGTGATGTTCGTAACTATGAAAGTCTAGAAGCTGACCTGATTGTCTTTGGTGATGTGCTTGAGCATATGACTAAAGAGGAAGCTGTTAAGGTATGGGATGTGGCTAGTAAAGGTTGCAGGTATGCGATTCTTTCTATCCCTATTATCCATTACCCGCAAGGTGTTATTGATGATAACCACCACGAGATACACGTAGTAGATGACTGGAATAATATCTCAGTCTTTGAATCATTTAAGAATATAATCGAATGCCGGTTAGGTGCTGAGACAGGCGCTTACCTAGCAAAATTCTAAGGAGAAGAAATGCCAACGCCAACAGGAGATATAACCAGCACTGAAACTTGGGGTGCAACACCGGACCTAGAGTTAATTGAAGAACAAACTATTGATACTAAAGGTTACTCGGTAAAGTTAATAGAGAAGGTAGCAGATATGGTTTTAATGGGTGGTTACACAAATCAAGTAGCAGTTAATATTATTGATCTAGTAACTAACTGGAAAGAACCTCAAAAGAAAGCTGTTCCAAAATGATCTGCCACGACTGTCTAGTAGGCGGTGTCTTAAACACCGAGGGCTACTATGATAAGGCCACAGACTTACACTACCAATGCGAGGATAAGGGATGCGTATGTCAACACAAGGTTGGTCCAGGGTTAATCGCAAGAAAAGGTTCAGTTGTGTATTGCACAATGACAGTAGACGCAGTGCGGTAATCAATACAATAGATAATCTCTATTACTGCCACACCTGCGGTAAGGGTGGCAATGCAGTGAACTTGGTTTGTATACTAGAGAATATGGAGTTTAACGATGGCCTCAAACGTGCAGTCGAAATTGCTGCTGGAAGCGGCGCAACGATACGCTCAGGCAATAAATCAGGAAACTCTAGCCGTGCTAGAAGAACGTGGGATCTCTGAACTAGTAGCATCTAAGTATCAGATTGGAACCATTACTGACCCTATCAACGGTCACGAGATGTATGCTGGATGGATTTCCATCCCTTATATTACTGCTGGTGGTCATTGTGTTGGCTTTAAGTTTAGAAGATTAGATGATGGCAAGCCTAAGTATGGTAGCCCAACAGGGCAGAAGGCTCATCTCTATAACGTCAGTGACCTAACCCTTTCGAGTAAGTATATTGTTGTCACCGAAGGTGAGTTAGATGCAGTCATTACTAGTGGTGTGTTAGATATACCAGCAGTCGGAGTGCCAGGTGTTGCTGCTTGGAAGTCACACTTCCCAAAGTTATTTAGCGGTTATGAAACCGTATTTGTAGTGGGCGATAATGATGTCAAAGAGGATGGCTCTAACCCAGGAGCTGAGTTCGCTAAGCGTGTCGCAAACGAGGTGATGAACTCAACTATTGTTACACTACCACCTAGTATGGATATCAATGAC